AAGCACTGGCACAGGAGGGGCGGGAAGAAAACCGGGAAGAAAACCAAGCAAAGATGAACTCGAATACAAACCAGGAAGAGATTACATCGGGAGCAAAAACGTCGAATTTTGGAAAGGAAAACTAAAATAAATGGGATGCAATAAACCGCTAATCCGGTTTTATGTGCCTCATAACAGAGAGGCGAGCGGGCGAGTGTACTCACTCGCCTCTTTTAACGAGATACACAAAACCAAAATAACTTACGAAGATTTAATATACAGGAAAGATGTAATGTTGATACCATGCGGACAATGCACCGGATGCAGACTCCGCAAACGCAAAGACTGGTCTACACGAATGGAACTAGAAGCATACGGACACAACAAAGAAACCATCTGGTTTATTACACTGACTTATGATGATGACCATGTACCAACACAAGACACAGAGACAGGCGAAATCTACAAGGGTGGCATAAACATCTGGAAAGGCACCTCAGAGCGTCCAAGAACAGCGCAAACTCTAAGCGTAGAGGATACCCAACTATTTATAAAAAGGCTCAGAAAGGCCGTCAAAGAGCCTCTGAGATACTTTTTAGCGGGAGAATACGGAGACAACACAGCACGACCGCACTATCACATGATACTATACGGGTGGCATCCAGACGACTTAGAACCAATACACAAACTGTCAAGACACGGTCATTATACAAGCGATAAGCTAGTAAAAATCTGGGGACAAGGTACAGTGGACATAGCACAGGCAACACCAGAGACATATAATTATGTTGCAGGGTATGTAACCAAAAAACTATACGGGAACGACAAAAAACGTTACCAAAAAATGGGTTTAATACCACCATTTTGCACCATGAGCCGTAAGCCGGGGCTCGGGGACAAGTGGTTTGAGGACAACCAAGAGCGACTCTGGCAACAAGGATACATACAGCTTACCAACGGCAAGAGAGCCGCAATACCAGAATACTACTGGCGAAAACTAGAGGCCACAAATCCCGAAAAAGCATGGAGAATCAAGAAGTATCGGCAGGGAAAAGCTATAGCGTCCCTAATCGATAGAAACTCGGAAACCGATAAACCATATGCAGAGCAGTTAAAAGACAAAGAAACCTCCATGTCAAAGAAAATGAGCAAAGCCAAAGGAGTATTTTGACACTTTGGTGTCACTCAGCCAAGTAACTATCAAGTAAGATACTTGGCTGAGAATTTTATTGAATCATTAAATGCACACGCACGCGCACGTAATCGCGCACGCGCACGTGCATTATATTATTATTTTTATTATTAACTTGTTGTAGACGTAGTAGTAGGGAGTGTTGAAATGTTGAATACTATGAATTTTTATCCTTGGAACGATATTTTTTGGCTAATTTTAATGTTGATACTTTTGTGGAAAACATGTTGAATTGTTGAAAGTGTAGCAATATGCACAAAAACCTTTGTGCAACATTTTGTGGAAAACCTGTTGAAACTGTTGAAACTGTTGAAAAAGCAATTAAAGGCCGTCCGGCGAGCGAAACCGAGAAGCCACGTCATGCTCTTTGCACGGCGCACCGCGCCTAGCGCATGACCTCTCAAAAAAAGTTTAAAAAAACTATTGACAAATCTAAAAAGTATAGTATAATATAATCGAAGAAAGGAAGGCAACAAAAAATGAAAAAGCCTAGACTGAACGAAAGGACCATCGCAAGACTCGAAATCTACGGGCTAGCATGGTGCAGCAAATATTACTACGAGATAAAAGACTACATGGACTCGGAAGGAAATCGTTACGAGACACTTGAACGGACAAATCTTAAAACCGGAGACATAGACGAATTCGACTGGGATGAATACATTAAAAAGGCTTGACAAGCCTTTTTTTTTTACCTATACTGGAAACAGTTAAACAGCACAAAGTGCTTTTTTTACAAAACAATTTATACAAAAATAATTTTAAGGAGGTGTTTGCTCTGACTCTCAAAGAAATTAACGCGCTGTTTAACAACATCCGCAAAATCTTAGCCATGTTGGATAAGATTTACCACGCCGTAGAAAGCAAAAAGCCCGAGGAATAACAAAAAGCCCGAGGAATAACCAAGTGAAAACATGGAACGTACGAGATCAGACCGATACAACACTAGCGATGACACTCGCAAAAACTTACAAGGAGATCGAGGCGACATACAAGCACGTAAGAACAGCCGCCACGATAGAAGACGCAAAATTTTATATCGAAATGGCATTTCGCAAAAAAAATTTTGCAAATGAAATCGAGATGGAACAAATCCGAAGGAGAATCAACAATGGCGAAGAGGAGTAGAGTACGCAAATCCAAAGACGCAAAAATTTACAACAAGACCGCACGAAAGACCAAGGCAATCAACCTTGGCACCGGTGCAATGCGAGGGGGCATTAGATTATGATTAACGTGTATGGTATCTACGACCAGTGTGCTATGTGCTACATCACCACATTTAACGAGCGAGACGATAAAGTCGCCGAGCGCAACTTTAAGATTGCGCTCACGGACGAACAAAACATCATGAGCAAGACGCCAAGCGACTACAGACTTGTGCGGCTCGCAAAGTTTGATGAAAACGAAGGCACATTCAAAGAAGAAAAGGAGAACATTTACGATGGCGTATCGCTCAGTAAGTAACTACAGACAAACCGCAGCGGCATGGCCGACCGAAGCCGGCGAAAGTGTGAGACGTACATACCTTTGGGAGCGAAACGAAAAAGGCGAAAAAGTACTGAGGCTCGACCAGACAATTGACCAACAAGCGGAAATAAATAGCTACCTAGAAGAAACCAAAATAGAAAACATCATACGGCGGGCAAGCATCGACCCAAACATTGCAGCGCGAATCGCGCCAGACCTTGGCGGCGGCATCCAAGACTACACCGAGGCACCGCAGACACTGGCAGAGCTCCAGAATATCATGATTCGGGCTGAGCAGATTTGGGACGAAGTGCCGAAAGAAACCAAACTCAAATTTGACAACGACGTCGATAAATTTATTGCATCGTTCGGCACAGTCGAATGGGCTAAAAATCTGGGCATATATCAGGAAAAACAGACCGAAACCGAAACGGCCAAGGCAACGGAGGCTAAAGAATCTAAAGAATGAACAGAAACAAAGATGCAGGATTTAACCAAGTTCCGCGGCTGGACATCACGCGAAGCCGCTTTAAAAGACGGCAAGACGTCAAACTAACGCTAAACGCCGGGCAACTTATCCCGTTTTATGTCGATGAGGTGTTACCGGGTGACACTTTTAGCATTGACCAAGCGGCGATTATCCGCATGACAACGCCCATCTTTCCAGTCATGGACAACTGTTACATGGACATCTATTATTTTTTCACACCTAACCGGATTTTGTGGAAAAACTGGAAAAGATTTATGGGCGAGAACGACAAAGGGCCGTGGGCACAAGAACAAGAATATACCATACCGCAAATCGCATGCAAAGACGGAACAGAACAAAGCCCCCTGCCAAAAGAAGGAAGCATCCTTGACTACATGGGCATACCGACAAAAGTAAACAAAAGTACAGAAACACAATTTTACATCAATGCACTACCCGTTAGAGCTTATGCCATGATTTGGCAAGAGTGGTTCAGAGACCAAAACGTAGACAATCCAGCAATTATCTCAACCGAAGACGCAACAGTGGACTACACAGACGATGTAAATAAAGGCATGGACGGGAAAACACCGGACATTGATTACATTCTTCAAAACGCATATAGAGGCGGCAGACCTTTGCCGGTAAATAAGTTTCACGACTACTTTACCTCAGCGTTGCCGAGTCCGCAGAAAGCAGGAGAATCAATAACAATCCCAATGGGCGGAAAAGCCCCGGTAATCGGATACGAATATAACAGCAACACGAAAACGCCAGGCAAATTAAATTTTGTAACTCATGTCGGACAAAATTCAACCATCGAAAATACCGAAGAAGGACCGCTACAGCTGAACGCCTACGTAATCGAAGATGGAAATTACTATTTCGAAAGCATGGACTTGTTCACAGACATGAGCAAAGTAAGCAGTACAACCATCAACCAGCTGAGACAGGCTTTCCAGGTACAAAAATATTACGAACAGTTAGCACGAGGCGGAAGCAGATACCGCGAAATGATTTATTCGCTGTTCCACACAAAAATTAGCGATAAAACAGTACAAATCCCGGAATATCTGGGCGGAACACGCCTTACAATCAACATGAGTCAGGTAATCCAGACCAGCGGAACAACAGCTGAAAGTCCGCAGGGCAACACAGCAGCAATAAGCGTTACGCCATACAATGGGCACATGTTTACGAAAAGTTTCGAGGAGCACGGCTACGTTATAGGTGTATGTTGCATCCGACACGACCACACCTATCAACAGGGGCTCGAAAGGATGTGGAGCCGTAAAACCAATCTAGACTTTTACTATCCGGTGTTCGCAAATCTGGGCGAACAAGCAATTCTCAAGAAAGAAATCTATCTAGGCGACACGAAGACCAACGAAGAGGCATTTGGATACCAAGAAGCATGGGCAGAATACCGAATGAAGCCAAACCGAATCTGTGGCAAATTCCGCAGCAACGCAACGGGAACGCTTGATAGTTGGCACTATGGTGACAACTACGATAAGGTACCAACCCTAAGCCAAGCATGGATGAAGGAGGGAAACTCTGAAATTCAGAGAACTCTCGCAGTAGACAACGAACCACAATTTATCATGGACACGGTCATTGACAACACCAGCGTAAGACCCATGCCAATGTACAGCATTCCGGGTCTCGTTGACCATCACTAAAAAGAAAGGGGGAAAAGCCCGGGGCATTACCCCGGGCATATTTTTATGGGACTTTTATCAGCAGCACTACCAATACTTAAATCAATAGCACCATCAGTAATAAGCTGGGGCATAAATAAACTCCTAGGCGGCAACATGGCAGAAAGCAGCGGAGGAAGCCAACAGCACAACGAAAGCTCAAGCCAAGGAGGCGGTTACAGCAACAGCGCCAGCGGCGTAAACAGAGACCAAAACTTACAAGACTGGAATAGTATGCTCGGAGCAATCCAAGCAAATATGCAAAGTCAACAGAAATTTAACCGCAAAAGCATGTTTGAACAGATGGGTTATAACACCATGGCAGCAATCACTCAGGGAGTATACAACCAAATAAGCAACAACGCGGCAATGAGCTACAACAGCGCCGAAGCGGCAAAAAACAGAGCTTGGCAAGAACAAATGAGCAACACAGCATACCAAAGAGCCGTAGCCGATATGAGAAAAGCAGGAATCAATCCTATTTTAGCATATCAGCAAGGCGGGGCAAGCACACCGGGTGGAGCACAAGCAACAATCAGCGGAGCGAGTATGGGACTTGCAAGCAGTAGTGCGGCAAGCGCAAGTGCTCTAGGAGTAAGCCAGAACCACAACAACACATGGAGCAAGAGCGAAAGTAACTGGTACAACGCAGCACAAGCGGTCGGAGACGCGACAAGCTGGCAACACACAAGCGCAGACAAGGCATTCAACGAATTCAAGGACGTCTTTAACAGCCTCAGCAGTCTAAGCACTGGCACAGGAGGGGCGGGAAGAAAACCGGGAAGAAAACCAAGCAAAGAT